CATCACTGATCGCACATTCAGCATTCAAGAATATGCTTGTATCCCGTCATTCCCCTTCTTCAACTACGTGCATTCCTACACTCGCGTAGTTCTGGCCCGTCGCCGTTGAATTATAAACTTTCTGTTTTTTGTCTTAAAGAAATGCTGTGGTATTGCATACTGTATAAAATAATTATGATTCGTCGTTCGACTATTCCTGGAAGCACTCAGCAATACATCATTAATAATAAGGGTGTTGATCATTGGGATCGCTATGGTCTCGATGATGAAGGCCCTCTTATTGAATGGTGTCAGCAATTTGCCGCCTTATTTGCTCAATAGAAGTTAAAGGAAAAAACAATTAAAACTATAGTAAAACCGCCATGTGTAGATTCTTTTTTTGGTGGTTAAACTTTCAAATATCGGTAGAGAACATCCCTGATTTGGTCCTTGTTGTAGTACTAAAGGATGAATTAACCGTTGGTGGTGTACTATAATGGTGTCCTAGTATCAATAGTACCACAATAATTATAATAATCCCGATGACTAGATTAGTTGACATGTTATATTAGATCGTAGAAATTGATTTTATATTTTCGTGATATTATTAAAGCTATGGATCGCAAGAGAAAACACACCCCACCTTCGCCACCGGTGATCTTTAGCGATAGTACACCTATCGGTCCATCGCCCAAAGTGAATTGGGCCGACGTGATTTTCCCGTCACCAGCGAAAAAAGATCGCTCCGACACCACGAATGCAGCGCATTTACCTCCTCAATAACAAATTGATTTATTTTTATCCAGTATCAACATGACTCTGATTATGTTTTCTATTCCCGGGGTACGTCGCGATTGGCTAATCATGTTTCATCGCGGTGTACATTTTGCACGCATTATACGTCCGCGCGGACATTAAAGTAATATAACTTTTTTGCCGTCTTTAATATACTAGAATGTCGCTTACAACTAAGTTACCTATACCATTCCCGACGATTGGTGTAAAAAATATACAAGTTATCTCATTATTTTGCACATTTAAATGGTTCCCTGTAGAATTAGGCCGGAAATGATCCAGGCGATAGTACGCGCAGGCATATCAGTATTGCCACCGGTTGTAAAAGGGCTGATACTAACATCAGCTACTATAAGGTTGTTAGTTCCATAGACACGTCCATGGGCATCTACCACTCCAACTCCTGGTAGCCCCATGCGGCATGTGCGTTGCCAGTAGCTTCACAGAAACCATCTGCAAAGAAGCGGAAGGGTTTGCCTGTTTCATCGCGGCACACTACTTCGCGCTCTCCGCCGTTTTGAGCATGACGAATTTGAATCTTATCGCGGTGGGCAATCTTATTAAGCCAAGCAATAGATTTCTTGCTATGGGTACCATCCTGAATATAGAACTGCGTACCTGTATTCTGGGCCAGTACATCTGTTTTATATTCCAACTGTTTGTATTTGGCTGTATACTCACTCTGCATGGCCGCCACATAGCCACTAGTACGTGTTAGATTATCTTCAATGGTCTTGAGTTTTTGCATCAGTGCTACGTTCGCGGAGAACTTTCTCTTTCTTAGTAAGCTCAGCCACGAGCTTTTCTAGCTGGGCGATACGTTCCTCCATAGTTATATAAAAATTGAAGCTGATCAATTTTGTTAACTTTATCTAGAAATGTCGGCCGGAGTTATTTATCCTCTTTTCGAGAACCCGAAATGTTATAAAGCTAACAAGCCCTATCAGTACGTACAGAAAGACTGTGATGTGCCAGAAACGTTTGGCTTGGTCTTCGGAGTAACCATGTTAGGTTGGGGTGTAGCGGAAACGGCCTTTGGTCCGCGACGTGCGCGCGGTGTTTCGGCTATATTCGGTAGTCTAGCGGTTGCTATGTTTGGTGATGCTTGGTCCCAGTGCTGTCGCCGCCGAGTTGGCCGAAAGGAAGCGGAACTTAATAAGGATCGCACTTTCGAGGAAGTACCTTGCAAGTAAATTTGAAGAAGTCTTTTTTTCTCTTATTGCTGTAGAATGGACGTTGTATCCCGAGATCTGTCGGTGATCAATACAGGTGCGGAGTTTTTAGAGGTTTTACGCCAATCAAAGGAAACCACCGCGGTGGTATGGTTTGATCATTTTGGTACTTATCATGAGAAACATCGCACCGTGATATTAGATTTGCAGGAGAAATTACCTGCTATTAAGTTCTATCAGCTGCGCCCCGGATTAGTTTTACCTGATGCCGGCGGTGTAGTAGGTGTGCTGCTACTAGATGGTGGAGTAATTGTGGGACAGACTATTAGTCTAAAACCGGAAATGCTCCTGTCGCTACTGGAGGGCTTTGTGAAAAAATGAAATTTATAAACCTATATATTCTGGCAGTATGTCCCTGCCGATTCCCGAATGGATTCGTCAAATTCGCGTTATTGGTGGCAAGGGACATCAGTTGATGTTTAATTTTGTGCCGGTCATGGCTATTGACAGTGATGATTGGGTGTGGAACATGGAGGCCCATTTTGCCCGGCTCTATAAAAAAGAATATTACCGACGTTTCTGCCAGGGTGAAGGTCTATGCGGTGTGGCGGAGAACCTACCCTGGAGTTTTAATGGGCTGCCCGCCTATTTTGATACTAATTTTCCTATTACGCGACCTGCTGAAAGAAAATGGCATGAATTATGTGCTCGCGAGATATGCAGCATTGCTGTTTCACCGCCTAGTCACTACGTGCAGATCTTGCTGGAGTGAAGGGGGTTTAATGTTTTTTGGTAAATTTGAAAGAAATAAATGATATATATTCATTTGGAAATGGATGATTTTCTACAAAGTTTCTATGATGTGCACCATGTTGATGAGGGATTTCAAGAATTAGTAAATAATCTCATTAGCAGTTCAGTATTAACTGTGGAGGATGTCGCTAATCGCACCGAGGATGAAATATTGGCGTTTATTGATGATGTTAGAATCGAAGCTGGTGAAAAAAAGCCCGGTAAGGAATTCGTGGAATGTAATCTTGATGATGGAGCACATTTCCGGGGTTACGTTGATATTCTTAATGATGATAAATTTGCCTATTATCATAAACATACTAATGAGAATATGATGGCTCCTATGAATATGTCTTGGAAAGAGATATATAATACTACTCACATACTGAGTATCGAAATTAATAAAAAAGGACGTATAAGACAAATAACATTAGGTGGTGCTTATAATATTAATTATGCTACAATTATGTTTCGTTTTCACGAAGGCTTGTGCCAAAGCATAATATGTGTACATTACAATACACCCAATCCGGATGTCAATGGACCTCGAGCTATTTTTAAAAATGGTCGGTTAACACATCTGGATTACTATAATCATGGTAAACTGGCCGCTCGCCTATATAATCCTATGGAGCCCATATTTTATTATGATTATTTATCAGACGATAATCTTATTATTGATGAACTAACAAAAAATAAAATTTACTTTGTACCTGATAAAGCTTAGTTAGAGAAAATTCTTTTTTGTAGAATGTCCTCTATTAAATCGAAGTAATAATCCGGAATACGTAAAAGTTCTAATTTGTTGCATTCACAGAAGTAGTTTTTAATAGCGTCTCGTCTCTGTATATCTAAAAATCCTGCTTCTCCACCAAACTGTTCTACAGGTTCTCGATGTTGACGCCCATCAAATTCTATAAAGATGTCATATTCTGGTAACCAAAAATCAAACTTTAAGGGAATGATTTCTGGACATCCATCATAACCATGAAGGTACGGATTTTCTCCGTCCCAAATAGAATGTTGGATTTGGAATTGTGTGATATATTGGACATTATGGGATTGTAGCCATAATAATATACGTTCTTCTCCTTTAGATTGTCTACATTTAGGGCATCCTTGTCGCATAATGGTATGATTTTCAGGACGTTGACGAAATTCTCCATGTTTAGGGCAAATAATAACGGGAGTTTTATTATCAATGTATTTTACCCAGGAATAATCATAGATGTGGCCATGAACGGCTTTGGCTAACTCTAGAAAATGTGTTAAACGTTCTTTGGATAATCGATCCTCTCGACATCCTTCACAACCATCTTCGGAACGCAGATGATCCCGAGGTGTTGTATTAAATTCTCCATGTGTAGGACATACAATTGTAATAGGTGATTTAATTTTAGCGAAGTTAGCTTTACTATAATCAAATTTAGAACCATACTTGGCATTGGCTTTATCAAGGAATTTTTCCCTCCTTCTAGAGAAAGTAGTGATAGCAGACTTTTTGCCTTTGTTTGACTTTGAGCATTGTTGACAGCCATGAATACTTCGTAAATGAACTTTGGGCATGATTTCTATTTCTCCATGAATTGCACATATTAGTGTGATAGGAGTAATGTTATTAACATACATAACTTGTCCATAGTCGAATTTATTAGGGAATTTATTCCGAGATTCTTCAATGAATTGATCTTGATCCTTAGTAAGGCCTTTACGGAACATGAAACTATCAAAAAATTTAAATGTTCATTTTTTTCTATATTAGGATTTCATAAATTCCACATGGGAAAACGTTTAAGTGGAATAGCGGAGCACGGCCGAACCGTCAGAAATCAGAAGGAAGTTAATAGCGATGGCGACCACAACAAGCATTGGTGTTAAATTCCTCATATTCATGGCGAATGTGGAGGAACCCCCTACCCTTCCCACCTCTACCTTTTCAGTAGCGATGATCATGTAGGGCTCACACTCTTATCATCCATCACTTGTGATGAATAATCGTTATGTGAGATCGGACTGTACATTAAGCCATCTTCCTATACATAGGAAGACAACCAACCAGTGAGCCAGTCTCTAGCGATCCTTTTCACTCCTCGCGAAGTGAGAGAACCGACGGTCTCAACCCTTTCGAATCTTTGACCGTTTTCACTAGTTTTGCCTACTGCATTTAGCATCTATTCTTGGTATGCCAAGAATCGACCCGCCAAGTGCAGAGACTAGACACTTACTATCCTGTGTTTTCACAGCGCAATCCTAAACTTAGGACTGGGAGCCTCGCGACTCCATAGGTGCCTATTGCGGACGATTTTGTGGTTTATCCGCAGAGGGAACAGCATCAGTGCCAACCTGAGGGCTGGTGTAGTTCAGGTAGAACTCGCGAGCACGCGAGATGTTGACGTGACCCGAGGGCTGGTAAGAGCCGGGGTAAAGGTTGAAGGTGATCATGAGAGCACCAACATCAACAGGGGTGTTGACGTGCTGGCCACCATAGGTGTAAGGAACGTACTGGTTGAAGAAGGGAGCAGGGATGTCGCGGTAGAGGGGCACGCCGTGAGCCTCAATGCTCAGCTTGTCAATGGTGGGGGTCAGGGTCTGGAAGGTGGCCTCGCACTGGGTGCCAGGGAGAGCCGCCTGAACCTGAGACTCGGTGGGAGTCACGGAGCCAGAGAGACCGCGGAGGGCAGGGAAGCCGTTGCTGGTGAGGGCAGCATTGAGCTGGTCAACAGTGAGGACAGTCGAGCCGGCAACGCTGAGAGCAGCAGCGAAGTCCAGAGCAAGACCAGTGAAGCTGACGAAAGCAGCAGTGTAGTCAGCAGCAGTGATGGAGCTAGAGGGCAGAGAGCTGGCGAAGCTGTAGCCGTTCTCGAGGCAGCAGAGATCAACCTTCTGGGAAGCAGTCTGGCAGTACAAGTTCCAGCTGTCAAGCAACTTGGTCGAAGCCGTGTCAATGTTCTCAGTGGGACGGAGACCGACGTAGATGGTCTCAATGGGCCACTTAAGCTGGTTGAGGAGCAGATTGTCGTTGGCCTTGTTGACACGGATGATCTGCTTGCGGTGAACGCGGATGAGCGAGAAGCCGATACGCTTGATGAAGATATCGTGGATCTCAGGGTTCACGAAGATGTTGTTGATGTAGAGCTCGCAGAGGAGGACATCAGGAACAGGGACGGGGTTGGAGGCGGGAGCATCCAGAGAGGGATCCTCAGCATGAAGGTGCTGGAGGATGTTCTGGGCGGGAGCCAGAGTAAGGGTGATGAAACGCTGACCGTAGGGGATGGACACGGAGGGGATAGCAAGGCGAGGGTCCTTGTTGAACCAGAAGATCAGAGGGATCCAGAGGTCAAGCTGGGGCTGAACAGGCTTGGGGGTCTGAGGACCGTTGGCGAACTGGAGGAGCTGACGGATACCAGCACCACGCCCGTGACGGCCAGAGACGGGGTCGCGGTTGACATCGGAGTAACCCTTAAGGGGTACCTCCTGGCCAACATTGCGGTCCCAACCAACCTGCTTGTTGGGGGTAATGAAGAACTTCTGGTGGAAGTTGAGAACCTCAGAGTCGTACTCATCCAGAGGGTTACCGTTGACATCGAACTTAACCTTCTGGCAGAGGGCCTGACCCAGGTAGTTAACGTAAGCAAGGAGCTCACGACCCTCAGCGGGGTTAGCAGCGGGATCAGTCCAGTAATCAGCATTCAGAGCGGTGACGGAGCCAAGCTGGATGTGGAACACCATATCATGGAAGAAGTCACCGAACTGGGGAATAGAGAAAGTAACCTCAGCGCCGAGACGAGCAGAGCCGGACTGAGCTGACACCTTGTTGTATTCGTAACCACGTTACTACCCAAGACTCTTCTCAATACTTGGTATTAAGAGAAGAATCTCTCCTCACACTCGGGGTGGGCTCGCACCTTTGTTGTGAGGCACGCTTTCGCGTGGGACTAGACTATATCTTACGACGATTCTCGATACATCGAGAATAGCCGCACCACCATTTAGTCGTTGAACATATAACTTCTATGGGAGAGAATTAAGATATTCAATGGCAAGCTTTTTCTTTTCATCGGTCGTAAGTTTAGATGAGCGGAAGCTTTTTCGGGGATATCCCGGCTTTCGCACTTCAAAACAATCTCGTGTCGCGGTGTAAATGACATACTTGGGAAGTTCTTGACTAATTGGATGTATTCGCATAGGACCTTTGACTTGCTCAGAATGTCCTGAACCGTTTAAGATCTCATGATACACCTTCATAGCCTTTTGATATTTTTCTTCCAAAGTGAGATTGTTAGAGGTAAACTTATAGTCTTTTTTTGATTTGGAAATCGTATCATAAAGCCTTCACGTTCTTCATTGCAAATATAGAAGACGTGTCTGGGTAATTCGTATTCGCAAGTATATTGTCGTTGCAATGCTGACATACGATCGCGAACTTCTTCTGCGAGTTCTTTGCCGTTCTGACCTCCAGAGGTTAGGTTATAACCATAGGGGTAATTGGTGCATTCGATACAAATCCAAAGTTGTTCCTGCTCATCCAGTTCGGAATCTGGATATTCATCAAGAACTTCTTTGATTATACTCTCGGCACCATATTTGTTAATAGCAGCGTTAAGAACTGTACATTGATTACCTTCTTTATGTTTGGCTTCGTAAATATGTTCTTTAAATCTGGTTTCCAAATCTCGTTTTGTTTGACCGATGTATGCTTTACCATTGGGAAATGTTAATTTGTAGATAATTCCCATAAAAGTTACTTAGCTGCGGATTGCCCAATCCTTGACGTTTTTACCATACCCCCACAACTCTACGCGTAGAGTTGCAGTTTTACCAAGTTTCCCTGGGGTGCCCAACTCGATCACTCGAGTTGCAGCGGTAGTCAAGGCTCTAAGGGTGTTCCCGCAATTTGGAGGTGTTGCCTACATTATGTCGGAGCCGGTGCAGATGGTACTCCTCCCGTATGGCCGACGGGCATCTGCGTGACATAATGAGACTAGCACGTGCTTTTACACGTACTGCTACCTTGGTTTTTCCCTTTTTCTAAAGGGAAAGCTTGATAGCGGCGAAGGGCTTGAAATGCGCGTTCATGAAGCGTTGATACCATCAACTCTATACATAGAGTTAACCTCCTAAGTTCTGGGTTCTACCTAACCCTCCTCAAAGGAGCACACTTTCGTGTGGGACTAGACTATATCTTAATCTTCCCGATTTATCGGGAAGACCACTAGCATTTAGTCGTTGAACATTTACCCGTCTTCACTGTAGTGAAGGTGTGGGACTTAGCTGCGGATTGCCCAATCCTTGACGTTTTTACCATACCCCCACAACTCTACGCGTAGAGTTGCAGTTTTACCAAGTTTCCCTGGGGTGCATATTTCTATTTTCATAGAGATACGCGGTAGTCAAGGCTCTAAGGGTGTTCCCGCAATTTGCCAATGTTGCAACTATGTATCTGGTAGGTGTAGAGTTTTCTGATGAAAGTGGATACTCCATCCCATCTGGCTAATGGGCACTTTCATCATACTTTCTACGTGATACATAGTTACTAGCACACGTTTTTGCGTGTACTATCCCCGTTACATCCCTATTTATAGGGATGTGTTAAGGATGTGAGTACGCTCGATATCGACCAGAGTAGGAGTGGGATCCTTAATCTGGGGATTACGAGAACGCATACGCTCAATCTCGAGCAGACGCTTGTTCAAGAGGGCCGTAGCCATAAGCATACGATCCTGCTTACCATCGTTAGTGATCAGTTGGAAAATACCCGTATTTACCTCCCTTCTCGATAAATCGAGAAGCGATCCATACTTCCCATTGTCACCTTTTTAGTGACAAATGATCATATGGACACTGCTCTTCAAGACACTATGGTGCCTTGCGTTACAGTGGACGGACTGTACATTAAGCGTACTCCCTACGTGTAGGGAGTCCACCGACCGGTGAACCAGTCTCTAGCGAACACGATCCCTCAGTCACCTGAGGGTGTATCCGACGGTCTGGACCCTTTCGAATCGTTGACCGTTTTCACCAATCTCGCAGAATATTAGAGCACTTGACACATCAATTATTTGAGTATCAGTACGCCCTAATACCTACTAGGGTGGTAGCTCAGCACCATGTTATTTCATGGTTTTTCACTTGTCTAAGTGAATACTCTCTCGCGAGAGTGCCGCCCCCTGTTACAGGCAATGTTGTTCACCTGTGGCCATTGTAAATGGTTTGTAGTGAGAGTATACTAATGCCGGACAGAAAAAAATAATAAATAAATTAATTCCCCACACACTAAAAATACAAAAAAAGCATATTTTTGGTCCGAAAGAAATTTGAAAAATAAATTAAAAAAGAAAATATTTAAAACGAAATACAAAATGTCCAATTATAGCCGCCAGTTAACGCCGCAACAGTTTATAGAAAAAGCACGTAAGATCCATGGTAATTTGTATGATTATTCATTAACTAAATACCGTATCGGATCTATGCCCGTGGATATTATTTGTTCTAAACATGGTCGAGTTACCATTCCTCGCGCCGCTCAGCATATTTACCCATGTGGACGTAGTAGAAAACCAGTAGGATGTCGATTTTGCGCCGATGAAAAGAAAGCTAATACACAGTTTCAATCTTGGACATTAGAGGAGTTTTTAGAACGAGCTATAAGCCTACATGGTAATAAATACGATTATTCTCAGGTAGAGTTTAAAGGGGTTCATAACACTATCACCATTATCTGTCCCAAACATGGAACATTTACACAGGAAGCATATCATCATACCAGGCGGAAGAAACCGCGTGGGTGTTCACAGTGTACTGAAACTAAGGGAGAATCAGCCATTCGTCAATTTCTCGAAGAACATAATATTCGATATATTACTCAATATCGTATATACGATCCTGATGGAGATAACTATGGTCACTCCTGTGAAGGTTGTCCGGAAATTTCCTCCCTCCGATGGGATTTTTATCTCCCGGATTACGATCTTTTCATTGAATTTGACGGAGAGCAACATTTCTACGCTGTAGAATTTTTCGGAGGTGAAAAAGGCTTGGTGGATACCCAAAGAAGAGATGCCATAAAAAACCAATTTATTGCCGATAACAACCTAAATCTTATGAGGATCCCCTATTGGAAATTGCCAGAGATCCCAGATCTTCTGAAGAAAAGACTATTGTTGGATTAAATCCGGTCGGAATACACAAGTCGCCGAACTATAACCCGGAGGGTAACGACCCAAAGGCCATAAACGTGTAGAAATACCCGGAATCTCCCCCGAAACGCACCCGATCGATAATCCGCTCTTGTAAAGACTTATAACCATCTTCATATAAGATAAAACGTCTCTTTCCCTCCGACCAAGCATACACCGTGAAGGGGCGACCGCCACCTGGTGAGCTGTAAATATTGACGTTGCTCATTCTACCATGTGAAAATAAAAATCAAATTTACTCATTATGGTAAGTAGGTAGCAAATCCGCCCGAAAGATGCAGCTCCGTTGGTCGTATCGAGGCGGCCAATAATCCTCTGTCCTCTCCACAGTTCCGTTAGCATAGACTATGACTCGCCAAGCTTTACCATTTTGCTGCCAGCTATATACAGTATATGGCCCTTTGTCATCACCTTTACAAGTATGCACTAACAGGCGATAACTCATAGATGTCTTATAAGCACAACAATGCTATCATTTTTCTATAAAAAACTATCAACGTGCAAGGTTAGAAAGTGAACATCTCCGGGGTCCAACCCGGGGACATACTTCCGGCGGCACATTGCAAAACTGCATATAACACTTGAATATATCAGAGGTTACGGTGAGCCTCCTCTTGTTTCGCGCATTAATTTCCACTTCAAAGCCCCAATGATCATTTTCCCACTTATAATAAGTGATATGTTCGACGTGAACCTTATGCATACAAGTCCAGTTGCTACATTTGAGAGATACTTTCAGAAAACGAACTAGTTCTTCATGGTTCATACCGCGCTATAGCCATGTAGAAAAAAATCAACTTTTCCCTTATGTAAGTCAGGGACGATAGATACACTTTTCCGCGGGGTGGCGTGGCGGCCACCAAGTCTCATTAGGCATAAGAAACGTATCACAGGGTCCCGGATTGCTATTCCCCATACATTGGTAATATCGTTCAATCTGTCCCGACTGATAAGCACGTACCTCGAAGCGTTCTTCTCCGGGATAGCGGAAGAAATCACCCGTACACCAACAATATCTGGTATAGGGTCCATTCGCAGGGTCTACAGAATTGGTAATAAAAACTTTGGGCATTATTACGTAGTTTTCCTAATTCATCTGTTTCATAGTAAAATGTAGAGTAATGCGATAGACATTTACAGGTTTTTTACAAATGGGACAGGGTACTAGACGATTTTCCTCTTTAGGAGCACAGGCCGCACAAAAGGTCATGTGTCCGCAAGGATAATTGATAGAACCGATATGCCACTCCTGTTTACACTGGGAGCAGGGTGGTATTTTTATACAAGACATTTCATGGGCATAATCATGATGATAAATTCAATTAAAATTAATAACTACTCCAAATTATACCTCTTCGTTATTAAGTACGATATGGAAACCCTGGAGCGACGAGTTTGCAATTTTTACCTGGATCCTAAAATTGAGTTTTCAGCTATGAACATTACTCGGGATCCGCGGACCACTCATTATAGTTGGCAACTAAGTAACGGTGTACAATTTGATGTTTATGCCGAAGTAGGTGGTTATCGTTATTCCTACGCCTCAGACGTGAAGACTGGAGAAAGACGACTGATGTCTGATATTTGGACCTATATGTGTCCGCCTGGTTGGAACGCCTATATGCTAGTCTAAAATTGAAACTCCGAATTTTTCTAATTATCCCAAAACGGTCAAAATGGCTGAACTTAAGGTCATTCCCGTGGAACCGGTGGGTTGGTATTCACCCTTTCTAGTTTCTGATGGCACTAGCACGACCAAAGTACAGACAGTAGACATCTATACGTATGTTTGTACTCAGTGTCATGCCACAGACTGTCGTCATAAACGAAATGGAACCCCCTGTGGTCCCTGCGTTGCTTTTGGCGTTTGTGCCCATCTGTCAGCGGGTAGATTATGTCAAGATTGCCATGCCACTAATTGCCGTCATGTGCAAGCTGTTAGAAGTTACATTGATGCTGAACTAAAAAAACATTTAGCCCCTTACAAATAGTACATTTCTATTTGAAGACACATCTTTTTTAGATTCATCATATCTGACTAGCACAAATGAGTACTCGCCCGGTCAAAACTATCAGTGTGGAATTTACCCGGCCCAGCGGCAATTTCCTCAAGGTCTACGCCCCAGGCAAATTTAGCACAGAAATGCATTTTAGTAAGTCCACGGCCGTGATTGATCCTGATCATCTCTGCTTGGGTCCTCTGCACGCTCTGGACACCGCGTCGCTCTCTATCGAGTCCGATACCCTAAAAAAGGTAACTTTGAATTTTACATAGAGTGCGGATTAGCTAGTAGCAATTTAGCTATTTTTTGAATCTTAGCCTCTAGCAATTGGCGCTGTTCGGGATCGCGTTCGGATTCTAACTTGCGGTGTAATTGATCATAACTTTTTTGTGCTTGGATAAGCATTTTACGTTTCTGGTCACCTTGCGGCACTTTGTTCTTACGAGCCTGTCGCGCTCGTTGTTCTTCTTTAGTTTGTTGGCGTAAAGCCGCCATTTTAGCCGCCTCCTTGCGTTTTCTCTCAGCCGCTTTATCTGCGTCCTCTCCCGCTTGAATATCAGCCATAGGTGGAATGAGTTTCATTTCCACTGCTTCATCAAGGAAATCCATCTTAGCATCATCATCAACAAAGAGTAAAACTCCTTTATTTACTGGGGAAGTATGCAAGTAAAAATCTACAAAGGAAGACATGTCTCTACCATCAAAGGTTTTGAGCAATGGTTCATAAGTTTCCACGAATGATTCCAAGGCTAAATACCCCGAGGTAACAGGATCTTCCACTAAGACCACACTGTGTGCCTTACGGCAGAATTCCTCCCAGGTCACCGTAAAAGACGTGGCCATAATATTTTTATAGACAAAAGTTTCAGTTTTTAAAATTTAATTAACTACCTGCGGGTATTTTTGCTTTGATATTTTTTTATACAACTTACTATAACACAAGTTAACATGGGTAACGTCATTGCCTATCAAGATATAAATTTTCAGGGTAAAGCCCAAATGTTTGGGCCCGGTAATTATGATATGGGCGCCCTAACTGCTCAGGGTGGTGTGGGTAATGATTCCATCTCCAGCTTAAAAGTTAATCCTGGATTTTGTGTAACCGCCTACAAAGATGCGGGTTTTAGCGGTGCTAGTAAGGAGTGGTGTGGTGATGATCCCGATCTTCGTACGAGTGGCTGGAATGACACTATCTCTAGTTTGAAAGTTTATCAAAAGTCAGCGCCCGCCCCGGCGCCTGCTCCGACACCTGCACCTGCTCCCGCACCCGCTCCAACCCCAGCTTACACCCCTCCCACGCAACCAGATACTTCTCGCACTCCGGAGCCTCCGCAAGCCGCACCTTCAGCATCTCCTGCTCCCAGCTCCACTCCGGCATCCTCGACTCCCGCCGCATCTCCTGCGCCTGCCAGCTCCGGTTCGCCAGCCCCTGTGAGCATTCCCGCCGCTCCAGATACCGGTGGCAATACTATGTTGTGGGTTATTGTAGGTATCTTTGTTATTCTCATTGTGATTGGTCTGGTTTTCGCTCTAACTAGAAAAAAGAAATCAGCCTCGGCTCCCATGCCAGTATCTGACAGTCCAGCTCCGCAAATGATGGCTCCCCAGCCTATGGCTCCCCAGCCTAGACCCGCCCCTGCTCCTATTCCCGCCGCGGCGGCTCCTGTTCCCGCTGCCCAAGCGGCTCAGCCCGTTCGTGCATAAAAAAGTTACAAATAGCTTAGGCTATTCTTGGTTTTTTGATAGTTTGCGCTATCTCATTGAGGGTTTGCACACGGAGGCGAAGTTCGGCCGCAAAATGTTTTGAAATGAGAATCCTCTTTTTTAGCCGTGCTACCTTCAAGCACCAGAGCCTGTATTACACGACGACGATTGATCCAGCCGCGCGGAATATCCAACGCGCGAACTAAATCGGAGGCTACATAATACTGTTCTCCGTTCACCTGTAATTTTCCCACACTAAAGTTGTTAATGCGTTCCACATGATCTATACGATACACCTCCTGCATCAGCGAGTAAAATGAAAATAATTATTCATTTTTTCCCTATATTTTTTTGCCCTATACCATAGCATCGTATAGTATGTCGCAGTTTGGACAAAATCTTGGTGATTGGGCCGGTTCGCCCTTTTCTAAGTCTTGTGATGGTAGCTACATTACATCAGTTTATGGTAACTCGGATGCTTACGTTGATGGCATTGGTGTTAAATGTGCTGATGGATCCGATCAAGGTTCCGTAGGAGGAAAACAGGGCGCCGCCTATAATATTCTTTGTCCTGGTGGATTTACTGGTGCTGATGTGCGTGCAGGATGGGGTGTTGATAATTTAAATTTTAAATGCGGTGGTCAACCAACACAATCTCTAGGTGGTCAGGGTGGTAATCCTGGTAGCTTTAGCTGCCCTGGTAATCAGGTTCTGATGGGTATTTCTGGTATGGCTGGTCAATACTTAGGCCAGATAAGCTTTACTTGCGTAGATAAACCCGTAGCACAAGCTGTGGCCTCCGCGGCAGCCGGTTCTCCTACGGTACCTTCGGTAGCTAGCTCTCCCGCCGCCAGCGCCGCGCCGGTGGTATCAACCAGTGCGGCTAGCAGTTCGGGAGGTATGATGTGGGTCATGATTGCTGTATTCTTCTTCATTCTGATTATTATTGTGGGTATTGTTCTGGCGATGAAGAAAAAGCGTGCTCCCAAAGCTTAATTTCGCAGCTAAAAGTATTCTTTTTTGATTACGTATCCTGCAACAAGTCTGGATCATCAGAGTCGCTATCCGACAGTACAGCTGGAACTGGTTCTTGCAAAGATTTTTGCAGACATAAACTACATTGTACGCCACTAGGTTCCAACATAATATGGCATTTATAACATGTCGGTTTAAGTTGTAGCGGTGCAAATGTTTCTAGTCCCAATCGCGCGGCTACTTCCTTGGGAAACATATATCGATATTCTTCAACGACAGAAGCATTAACCGTCAAGTCATTAGCAAAATCTTCTACGGTCTTGTCATGGATGACACGTGTAAACCAATGCCGTACCCCTGCAAATCTTCGTACTGAAATAGCGACTGTATGGCGCCATCCGCGGTACTCGCAGATGGAATTCCCATGTCGAACCTCGTTCTGTTTTAGAAAAGGGAATGGCTTTTTTCCATTCATCCCAACTTCCCAGTAAATAGACATTTTGCGCCATTTCGCGATGTAGTGCTATGCGAAATGTATAGGCATATTCCCAGGAATGAAATTGCTTGCCCAAGTGCCCATCATCACACGCTGTGTACCGCATGTTATATAGTGCGATGAACATTCATTTTTTCCTTAACTTGTAAGAAAATGATTTTTATTCGGGTGATAGATTCTAACTATGGATGAGCCAACGATGGCTGTGGTGGAAGTTGCTTCCAATCCCATTGCTGAATTGCTGCAAGCAGCTCAAAACCATCCTGACCAGGAGACCATCTTGGAGGTGCGTCTACCTTCTCGTCAGGGTTCCTATGAGAACTTGCAAGCGGTTCGTTATGTTGTTGCTCCGACTGTCAACGGTTGGAGTGGCATCACTTCCCGTGTGTATGAGCATCCAAACATTGAAGTAATTCAATCTGAGAAACTGACCAAGACTGTCAGCGAAGTCATCCATCAGGTTTCAGCCGATGTGGCCTTACTGACCGGTTCAGGTCGTGTTTTTCCAGTTAATTACACGGTCTATCATAAAACGACGAAGAGTCCGTCACAACGCCGCAACACCATTTCCTGAAGATCCTAAAAGAGATCAATGAGCATTGTGCGATCGATGGGTTCATACTCGTAACCCTCTAGTTCCTTACATACTTCTTGCCAAATTATATCGTTTTTTGTTAAGGTGTGAGGACTCTGTAAGTGAATGCATTCAATTAGGAGTGGTAACCGGGGATCCATCTTTTTGCGTTTTTTGTCACGTAACTTACCCATCAAAATACGCAGCAAGGCGTCTGGATAATACCACTTATTACTAATTTTCATCTTGTTAAACATCTGGAGTATTTCCTCACGTTTAATGATTCTCTCGTACACATCCATAGCACGTGAGAAATCAACTAGGATTTCTTGGTGTTCTTCTACTGAAAGTTGTGGAGGAATTACCGCATCACCATTTAATCCAGTGATAATTTTACGAATAAGAGCTGCATGATCATTGTAGGCAGTGAGCTTCAGAGCTTTCAACCATTCACGTACTTGGCGACATTTCATATCATGCATAGATCGTAATTTGCCATTTCTCGTATATTCCTTAATAGCCTTCTCATTAATCTTGTTGATCACTTCTTGAGGAATATTCTTATTTTCACGAGCTTGAATCTGATTTAGCCATTTATCACAATGCCGGTTAGGATCATATTTTTTATGTTTGGTGCATTGTCCTTGCTGGTTATAAAAGTGCGAATCTTCGAAAATAGTACCATAGAGTGTAATAGTGTTGCCACATTCATCGCAGCGCATTTCAGATGTATTAGGAAAGATGGTCATCTTGGCACCACATTGGTCACAGTTGTTTACAGGACGAGTGCGGGGTTGAAATACCACGCGATTATCATCATAGACCTCTTGTATCTTTTCAATAGTGTCATGCAGGGTCATTTTCAGCACTGATCCACGACCCATACCTAATACACTAGGAAGTTCTGTGCCTTCTAACCATTCTGCCCGATTAGTTTTACTTTTAAAATCACTGCGGCTCTCCAATTCAGCCGCAAGATCTCTAATTTGTGACATACAATGATCTACTTGGTCTATTAAGCCACTTGTTGTAAGGAACTGTTGATATTCGTCATAGAGAACCTTACTATCGGTGACTTTGCGCTCTTGATGTCGTGAAATAATATCGGCACTTCCCTCGTAATATTTGTTCTGAATATCGTTAAATCGCAGGGAGATCTTATCAGCTTTATCTAGAACATCGACTTTCCATGTTACACCACAATTAGCAATATAATCAGTAAATTTTAATGGTTTACGAGTTGTGCGGGTGGCTACAGTAGTGTTATCATTCTTACTTTCTTCGGCATAGGTTTTGCACACTTTTTCTATATAACTACTACTTTCCTGCAAAATATCCAATTTGGTAATGATCCTATTATGGACTGATTCGATCGACCCGTGATTCATTTTCGAACGGGGCAGGTATATCAATTCCTGGATTATTATTTAAATTAAAAAAGTGATGAAGTATCGACCGGAGAAATCAAAAAATCTCAAAATTCGATTAGTCGAATTTTATATTAAAATATACACCCCGACTGAGATATCAAGATGAGCAATCGTCGTAGTCGTAACAAACCACTTACTGCCCCGAAAGTAGATGTACGCACCGAGGCAAAACAATCCCAAGCCGAATGGGAGGAAGACCTGAAAAAGCTTTGGAAACTCCTTAAAAACGCTACGCCTGAGAATAAGGCTAAGATCATGAGTCAGCTCGATGATAAAACCGTCACAGCTCTTCGTACCATGGGTAACCCCTACAAGAAACCTGTGATTGATGATAAGAGTAATCGTATGCTGGTGTTTTCGGTGATCAATCTGACCGAAAAATACTCGCAGCGTTTTGCCATGACATCATTGATCGGATTTATTAATCGTATGCTAGATGAATACAAACCAGACACACCTACAGTACCTAAAGGTTCTAAGGAGTATATCAGCGAAAACGCCCCAGAATTTGCCACCCCCTACAATGAAAAGGTCAAAGCCGCTCAACGTCGCAAACCCGATGCCACTTATCGCCATGAGTTGGAGCAATGCAAAAAACGCATTGAGGAAGTTCGTACTAAGCTCGCTTTGCCTGTAATTTCTGACGATGTAGCTAAGAAGAATACGGAGGTTAAAAAGTTGGAGGTTAATGGCAGTCCTTTGGATGAGTTTACTCCTGGCATAACTGCTACGGAACAAACTACACTGCAGGAAGAGCTACGTAAATTAGCCAAAGATAGTTTTATTCTTCGAGCGAAGATTGCCAAGTATCAGCTGTATCTATTGCATTCCGACACTAAGGAATTGCGCGAACAGCATGAAAAGCTTACTAAGGAGCTTAAGGCACGTACTGATGAGGAGAAAGCTCACGTAGAATTGCTTCGTGTTCGTAAAATTAAGCTTGACAAACGTGTTCGTGCCGAGCGAGAGGGTCGTGAGGCTTTGAAGAACGATCTGCAAGATACTATGGGCGAAGACATGAAGAAAGTAGAAGCTATGCGAGCAGAAGGTAAGCGTGTCGAAGATCTTCCCGAGGATGAGCAATGGGCGATCAAATCCAAGTTGCGTACCGTTCTAACCATTAACGATATGCAACGAGCTGTAGAGGAGTTCGAAAAAGATGTCAACTCTACGCAGGCTGATTTGACTCGTGTACAGGGGCAAATCGCTGATTTCAACGCCAAATTGCAAAAGCTTAATGATGAGATCAAGGACCTTGAAGCGAAAACCGAGGCTCATATGGGATTCTTTAAGGCGCTGAAAGAAGAGTATACGGAGAAATTGGCACGCACTAAGACCGGCCCGACCGCTGTGCAAAAAGTGGCAGGTCATGTTAAGCATCACAAAAAGCAGGAGGGTCCGCATCCCTTGGATGAAGTAGATATTGTCAAGATGGATCTTACGGAGGAAGAATTTGATGCCATTGCTGAGGAGGTCAAGAAGGAATTGGGGGTCACTAAAACTGCTGAGGAATATACTGAGGAAGTTCAAAACACTATCCGTAAGTTCCTTGATCAGTATTTGGTCTATAATCCTGATAACCATGTACGTTGCTCATACAAGCCTAACTATGAAGATCCTACACGCGATCCTATTGATATTGAAAAGGAACGCAAAGAAAAGGAAGTCAAATATGAGCGCGTGCTCTGGCCCCCGGATGACACTTTCTTCCGTTGGAATCGTTACATCGAGAATAATTATGAGGAGTTGCGCCAAGCCACTGATGATATCTACTCCGAGAAGTCTGATTTCGAATTCGCTATTGTGCCTTACAAGGTATTTGAGGGTCCTGATGAGAAGAAGGTGATGGAGGAAGTCCGCGAATACCAGCGGAAATACGCGGATGAGTTCGAAGCTGACATTCTTTGTGCTCGCTTCTTCAATTGGAACTTGTTAGGTTCCTGGGCTCAAAATCGTGAGGTCCGCGATTTCTACAATAAGAACACCGAAATTATTAAACGTATCCTGGATCAGAATAAGGAGGATCAGCAGATGGGACCGAAACTTATGAAGGATCGTGCCACGAAAGAGAAGCAGAAGAACATCAAGGAATCTGGTCCTGATGCTTATGGTTTCAGTGAAATTAAGAAGCATAGCCGTACAGCTGCGGAACTCGAACGTCATGGTGCCAAACCCATTAAGGAAATCGAGACCCGTAATGTTATTAAGGATGCTGGCCCTATTCCCGCATCAAGCATCCCTCGTGACGATCGTGAATCAACTAAGGATGAAGTGGAGGTTGGTGTCCATGTGGTACAGCCGCAACTTCGTCCTGGCAAGCGCCGTGTACGTGGTGTGACCGAGTCCTTTAAGTTTAATATCCCCACTGAGAAACTCCCCGAGGGTGCTGTTCAAGTAGAAACTATTTATGATGTTACGAAACGCAAGGAGCGTGAGAAAAAAGATGGAATGAGCAGTCTGTTTGACCAATAATCTATTACTTCGAATTAGAAATAGCAAATTTCATAAATTCAGGTGCACAAGCACCTCGTTGAGAACGGAACATACATTTTCCTTTTTTGTTTCGTCCTCGTCTACTAACTTCCACATAAGGAATCGTAATACGAAGGCAACGGCCTTTGGTAAGTAATCCATAATGAATCCCTATATGTTCGTGAGAGGGGTTCATAAGTTTGGATGCCACATCTTGCAGCAGAGGTGTGGATAGGTAACGGTACATAGCCCGACGATTTGCTCCGAGAGGCGGTGCTGAAACATCGGGCCAGGCAGAACTGGCGTTCATATGCGCGATAAGAGATAGGCGATCTGTATAGTTACATAGGAATCCAAACCCTCTCTGATAATACTTAAGAACAATGTCTCGGAGATCTTTATTACAAGACACCCAGCGCATGTCCACATTAAGACCAGTCATCCCAGCGGTGACAAAGCTGGGAAATGCTAATACACCATTACCGTCAAACCAAGCACGGACGCATCCTAAATGGAACTTCACAATAGTTCCGGGGATGCTTGATACCATGAAAATATCAATTTCACGAGGTAATCCTGTGATTTTATATTTGTAGCGATTCTCTGTATCTACACGATGCATCTCCAATCGTCTAGTAGAATTGCGTTGAATAACTTCGAAGTGTTGTTGAGCCAGACGATCAAATTCCTCTTCATGGTTAGTTTCAATCATCATATCAATATCTGCATAACTCGTCGGATATTGTTGCGGCTGTTCTTCTTCGTCGGAATCATCATCCGAGGCTTCAGGATCTTTTTCTAGGATAAACATTTCTGGAACAGGATCAATCGATTTATGAATAACTTTCTTGTTAGGGCCATATTCCGGGTTACTAGGATAGTATTCCTCGATATAATCTTCAAACTGACCAAAATTTCCCTCTAAGGGATTACGAATAGCACAGGCCGGGATAATCGATCCACAAACAGCCGTTTTGTTCCAGTTTAAACCATGGAAAATTCCTTGAGTGTATACATTAAACCTATTCTGAAATTGCTCGTTGTTGTAAAATCCACGAGCACCAGGCAGTAAGCAAGGGGTAATAGGTTGTCCACGTAAGGAGCATAAGCCATGTGCCAAGATAGGGATATATGGCGAATTGTAATCAAAGTTAAACGTTGGTAAACGGCTTAAAGTGTCTAAGGACATAATAAAGCGATCAGGCACCGTGGACGTAATATACTTACTTTTCTCTTCCAGGTATAGAATTCGCCAGGTGTAAAACATGTAATACTTTAGATCAGCAAATTGCCTAAGTAGACGATCTAAAATCGGAAGACTAATAATAATGTGACAATACTTCATGGAGGTCAACAGGGCTAAGGCCAGGCGACGTGCCAATTTTAGCAATTGTTGGTCCAACATCATTTCGAAAATAGTATTAATATCCATGGGATCGGAATCCCACAGCGTATCTTTCGAATCCTCGACATTCCAAGGTTTGATTTTGTAAGGTTTAACATAATCACTATCAGGCAGGGCATAAGCCGGTGCAGCGACTCCGGCTGGTAAGTTGAAATGCGGGCGGTTATATTCTTTGGTCTCAGTATTATACAATAATACTTTGTTTTTCTGCCAAAGCTCTCGTGATTCACGAGCAATATCTGTAATAAATCCTCCTACAGCGGCGTGTTCCTGAATACCAGCTATATCCAATAATAGTGCATCATTGAGATGCAACAATTTATATAGTTCAGTAAAATTATGGACAGTGTCCTGAACTATGTCTTCCGCGCTATAGGTTGTCAAACTAACTACATAGTTGTATTCACTCAACTGATATTGTTTAGTATTGTATTTCTGTAGGACTTCAGCAGATTGTACTGTTGTGCTTTTACAGCATACTTCTGATCTGCCGTAAAATAGTGGATTAACCTTGAGCAGGGTCAAGGATTTTCCGTTATCGCATAGAACGTAAATGGGTACACCCGGAGGGATGTTAACATGATTTCCAGGGGCAGGTTTTAGTTCAGGAATAAGTTCCATTTGACGCGATTAATAATACAAAAAAATTGTATCAATTTTTACCAGTCATAGCGGTTATACACGATCGGTAAATTGTTTAAAGAAGGGGTTAGAAGTGTCAAAGTTAGAACCTTTAGCACATACTTTTTCACAGAAATCTCTAACTATATGAGCGCACATCTCAAAATCTTCATGTTCATCACCGATAACGTAATAAAACTTATGACGGTCATTACGAGCATATACCAACTTCACATGACGTCGCTCATTTTCTTCAGTAAACACTTCATTGATAATGGCTTCAGCTCTCTTCTTTTCTTGAGTAGCAAAGGAATTAGCAGTACGTTGGAAAAAGCTTAGAGCTACTTGTTTACTAGTGAACATGGAGAAGAAAGCATTTTTACGGATATCAGAATCCAGCTTACAATCATCCTGGAAGGTATACATGTGAGTAATAAAACAATGTCGACCTTTGAAAAAGAAGTTTTTAATAACTTCATCATCTTTCTTTTTTCCTTCTCGAATGAGTTTCATAATTTCAGTCATCGCATCATCAAAGATGACCAGGATTCGCGGATTAAAGTTGCGATATCGCAGAGCATACTTTTCTTTCTCATCGAGGTTCATATTTTCTAAGCGCTTGGCATTAGGGTTAATGATTTGTTTGTAAAAACGGATTAACTTCTCCTCAAACATTTCGGTAATTTCCTTACGTTTATCCTTCTTTTCCGCCAGAGAAGAACATTTACTTTCTGCTTCTTGCAAGGCTTTTTCCTGTAGAGCTGTGATTTTCTTGAGGAATAGTTTAGCATTAGGAGTGGCTACTCGTAAAAACATCTTATGAAGGATAGGCAGGGCATTGGCCGTTCTATACATAGAAGCTGCAGCCTTTTGTCGCAAATAGATATTTTTGATCTCATTTAATCCGAACTTTTCATAGATGAGCGGTGCCGGAACTATGCCATCATAATCATGATTTTCCTCATTCGTTGGAGCAAAGACAAATACAAAGGGAAACACTTTGCGCATAATAAACATAAAATCATGAGTTAGGACAGTTTTACCTGTCTTACTGGGTCCATACAAAATAGTACTCTGGTTAAGCACTGTAGTAAACTTCTTTTGTAGTCTGGGTACTATGATCTCTTCTGGGGCGCCACCTTTAGGGGTGTATGTTACATGAATAGAATCATCCTTATTTAGGAATTTCTTATCGACGGACTCAGATTTAGCCTTAGAACTACCAGCCCCACTAGGAGCCGGTGGTTTTAGAGCAGGGACTTTAGGTTTAGCTGCCCGATCTATAAAATTTAATCCCGAAGGGCGACTGGGCCCATTATCTTCCTCAATAAAATTACTTAGATAATCTGACATCGTCTCTGGTATATTAATTAAAAAATAAAGGTTTAATAGTTTTTCTTACACTTTATGCTTTGGCGGGCTCAGGAAATGTGGGGGTCGTAGTAAAGGCTCCCGATACGACCGGTTCAGCCGCACCCTCTTTTTTCTTTTCTGTGACGGGGGTTACGGCTGCCTCGGGTACGGCCGGCACCACACCTTTAGAGGTTTCCACTATTTTAGAGATAGCCTGGTTCTGATATTTCTGATCGTATTCGTAATCTAAATTCTTGAAGTGCAGGAATAGAGCTCCTAAAACGACCAATCCCGTATAAATACCAGTTTTAATAAGCATAGGCCAGAACGGTTCATCTTCATCCACGGAGTCGCGGTACATGAAGAATATAATTAACATAATAATAAGTGTAATCAGAATGGCCGTATATATGGGATTGTTAAAAACGCTATTAGCTCCTGTAGAATTTAAAATATCATTGACAAAAGTTTCCAAAGTGAACGGCATTTTGCAATTATATATAATGTGGTAAAAAAAGTATAAGTAAAAATGACACTCTGTTTAATCATCTGCCTGTAATTCACCGTCGGAAGGTAAATCACCAGCTTCCTCTACAGCTTGCTGGGGAGCAGGTTCCACTGATTCTTCATCAGGAAACTCCTCTTGCGATAATTGCTCTAGAGCTTGATTGGTTTCTGCCGGGGCTGAGGGTGGTGCAGAAGTGGTGGGTGTTGGTGTTGGAACAGGCGCTGGAGCGGGAGGAGTGGTTGGTGCGGGTGTTGGTGCAGGAGCCGTCATAGCGGTGGGATTAGTCACAATAACCGGCATGGGTTGTCTGGGTGGACGTTGACGACGATACTGTGTTGGTTGTTGCGTCTGGGCAGCTTTGAGAGATTCTATCAGTGTATCTTTGTCTTTGATAATTCTTTTGAGTTCACCAATAAGACCTACTAATTTGTTGTAATCACTGGTAATAGCTGCTTTCTCCGCAATAAGTGTTTTAATCTTATTCTGCATCTTATCACACACTTCTTTAGGAATGGAAGGAATATCTTCCTTATTTTTTATGTTCACACCGCTAGTGCTCGCCATGATCAAGCTGCAAAATTCATTGCGTTCTCCCACCATGATCTCTATAAATTTCTTTTTCCAAGCTTCGATGGATTGTTTTTGTGCGTCCTGGTTGCTTCGCACATCCTTTTTAACGGCACGAGCCACCTCTTCCTGCAACAGGAAAGTAGTAAATTTAGTTACGGTTTTGGTGATGATCTGCCGGAAGATGGTAACTTTTTTCGGATCCAGACGAGCCATCTTTTTGTAGTAATCTCGTGGTAGGAAAAAGCTGGTACAAGTGTCAATAAAATCCATCAGAGTACCACCGGTTTGTAGATAGAACTTGTAATTATTATGTAGATCCTTGATTAATTCATCATAGTACTTATTGCCATTAGGCCCTACCGCGACTGTGCAAAATGCTTTATGGTATCTTTCAATAGCGGTGCGATATGCTTCCTCTATGGAGTCGATGTTTCCCTCCAAATAGAGATCTTTAGCTGATTTGTAAAGATTATTCCAATAGCAATTGGCAAAGTATACACCAATGACTTCAAATACGCGATCACTAGTTATAGCTTCCATATGAGGTATTAACGAAATGTAAGAAATTTTAAATAGGAAATGCATGCACTCAATTCCAAAAAATTGATTATTTATGAATCATTTATCCTTTTCTCTCTCATACTGAGAAATGACCAAAGTCATTTCTAATTTGGAACGATTGCGCTCTTTTTGGCAATTCTCCAATGTACAAGGTCGGGAATTCTCTGCTCATTTTTACAATCGTAATGGTAGATTAGAATTTGATGCTAATCTTCGTTTAGGATCTGAAAGTGAAGTCGATAGTCCTCCCGCGAGTGACTATACCAATTCCCCTCTCCTTGTCCACTCTCATCCGGAACAACCAGGCGTCGAACGTCTTCCTCCGAGTGGACAAGACGTCTTTAATTTATTCGTCTCTTACTTTAAATCAGGAATTAAAGGTAGTGTAGTGGTTGATAAATACGGTTGCTATGTACTTTACATGACTGAACGCGCGCGCGAATGGGTATTAGATCACATGACCTATGAAGCAAAAGAAATCGAAGAATGGAAAAGCCAAACCTTAGATAATATCTCTGGATATTTAACTAAAGTGCATCGTTCCGAGATCCAAGTAGATACTTATCTACATCATCTCAAAAAAACTACGCACCTGGATTGCTTCTTCATTCCCTTTGATGGTCCCACACAATTTACTGTAGCAAACTACTGATGATTGTGTAGACAACAGTTTGTACCTGGATTACACGGGTAGGTAATGGTTGCACATTATTTTGCCCTGTGGTTTCTACCAGGATATATGCTTTTTTCTGATGCTGCATATAGCAAGATAGAGTTCCAGGTATGTCGCAATAGATATCTGGCAGCACTTGGAATTGCTTTTTTCCCGGAGGAATAATAGAATTAATACGATCGGTGGCTGCCTGTGCTAAGGACGGAGCCGGTTCAATACTAGTAGGTGATAATGTGGAACCCACACTTTCCGGAGATATTTGATGAAATCCCCATCCTTCATGGAAATCAACCACTAAATCGGCATCCTTAATTAGTTCTACAAGAGCTCGAGAAGTAGCATCAGAACCACCTTCATCGGTAAAGTTACGATTGATATCTGGATAGAGTACATTCAGCTGATAGCGAGATCCGCGTTGTAGCCCCCAAGGATTAGCCCGTGGTATGATGCGTACTCGACCTTTTTTTATTTTGGGAAAACCAGCCTGAATCATAGATTCTAAAGTATATGGACCAGCATACTCATTACCGTGGACGCCAGCAAGAAAGCACACAAAAGGCCCAGGTACACCTGAATCATAATCATAATAACTGGGAGGTCCGGGATCACTCAAGGATGATAAAGAGCTTTCGCATGGGTTATAAACCATAAAGAACCCAGCGATAAGCACAATTAGTATGATTACGGCCACACTGTAATCCATTATATTATAAGCTTACAAAATTTGAACGATTCTTTATGCTATAAAGAATATAGCAAATAAATAAAAATCTTAACAAAATGGAAGGTTCGCGTATTGCATTACCCGCCCTCTCTATGCAGCTAGACTTAAGTCAACTGCACACCAGCCAATATAAACCCCATTTAAAGAGGATATTCTGGGACAATGTGGCCGCGCGAAACCCAACCAATATCATACCTTGTTCTTACGGATTTGCCATAGAATATGATGGTAGTGGATTCTTTCTGAGCTTTGTCGCAGCCATGAACTGCAGGCCCTTATTGCGTGTGGCCACCGATAGGTTGTCAGTAGAAAAAATTTTTCACTTCTTAGATGAAGCCACTCAATAATCATGTCGTTATTCGCTGTCGGAGCTCTCTGTTTTTTCTACTACAATATCCACGGGAATTTTGTGATTATTAGGATAATATTGATCCTTGGCGGTATCTACATCTATTTGCGACCATTCTGTTCCTAATCTATCTTCAATTAGACAAGAAATATCATCGGCAATATCCCCGTATTGTTCATCGCGTGAACTTTCGAAATCTCTTTCGCTATAATACTGAACATACACGGAAATAATCTTGATTTCCTTGGAAACTGTATGCTCCACCGTAACGTCTAGGGTGGCAATAAAGATAGGCATATTGTTATATTCCTGAGAACATCAAATTTTCTTATATTAATATAGCCATGTTGCGAGGCAATGTAATCTTGGTACATGGTGCTCGTGGTAAGTCGCATCTGATCAACTCTCTATGTGAAGATCAACCACGCATAGTTATTACTACCACGATTGCACACTATCCATATGCGGTTGCGTCATATCGCGTACCTAATAGCAAAGAGCCTCCTAAAGAATTAATGTCTATCTTAGAAGATCCTAAATTACCCAACATTTTCATTTTAAACCGCATGGCCGGCCTAATTGAACATCATCAACCTTGGCGGGATTTTCTTCGCAAGGTCAAAGAGCGCGGAGCTTTGGTATTTTTAGAGGAATTGCATAATACCGAATTTACGAAAAAAATCGTATATTGCGACATGCTGACAGAATAACTATACAGCTTGCGCATGTTCTCCATTGTAAGTTTTTTGGAAACTTTCATTCCGAAACTGCTATTAGGAACAATAGCAAACCCGTCGCGAAGAAACGCCATCAGATCTATTTCTGCTTGCATCTGTGCAGAAAGGTTAGTGAACTAAAAATGAATCGATTTCTTGCGAACATTCAACATGAGTGACTTCGTGTTTGGCGGTAAACGTGTAGCAGCCCCTGCCGACCCCTCTGATCCCCAACCTATCGATCTGGCTATTCGTCGTGCTTGGTGTCAGTATTGTGATAAACAGCAACTGTGTCTTGTTATGACCGCTAAAATAGAATTAGAAGATATGACTAAGCAGTATTTCTATCGTGCTATTTGTTGGGACTGCATGGCAGATCTCTTTAATGATGCTGGCGATACTTAACATATAAAAACTACAACAGCACAAATTACAGATGGATAACGAAAATAAAATTCTAAATTTTTACGGTTTAACAGGGTGTAGAAATAGCCCAGTAAATATGGAGATTAGTTATGCATGCTGCCAAACTTGTCGGAAAGTGCAAAAGTGTTTGCTCATGTCCGCCGTATGCAAAAAATGTATTAAAGTAATGTTTAAGGAGTCTCCGGATGATCCCAATTATGCTACTTAACGGCTCTGCGTATTGGCATTCTTAGGGTTTTTACGTTTTTTGTCTGGAGCACCCAATTCATTAGTATGATCAACGGAGTAGTAATCGGTATCCACGTTGCGGCGCATATTTTTAGATCCCACACGGCCGATATGACGAGTAAGGGCTTTGTTCTCACCAAATTCGCAATCCACGGCACCTTGCTGCAAGAGATCATATACATCAGTATCACCTATGTTCATGTTCTTGCGCGCTTGGGCGGCGGCAGTATCACCCACTAATTGAGTGCCAACACCTGATTTCATATTGCGTTCCATGCGTTGAGCATACTTAGCTAGGTGGCGATAAGAATGAGTGGCCGCTTCTTTCTTACCTGAGGCACGAGCACCCATTGGAGTGCCATCGGCTGAACGACGGTTAGCATCAATATCCTCCGATGTGCGATTAGCGCTGCGGAACACAAACAGGGCTGTGCCGGTAAGCAGGGGGTTGAGTTTACCTTCGGGGTCGCCTACACCTGATCGGCGATTTTCATCGCCACCATTAGCACCCGGCTTCTCCGTGCGACGTACCATCAAGTCCATGTATTGTACAATTTTAGGATTGACTACCACCTGATCCCGACCTTTGCGAATATCCGAACCTGTGGCCGGAGTTAGACCCATACCACCAGCGCGCAAAATGAGTTCGTTACGCAACTCCAGCTTCACATTGGCTGGTAGATTATGCACTACTTCCGCCAAATTGTACATGTTGGCTAGCATGAGATCAGCATGTTTAGAGTTCTTACGACGATATGATTCCAAGAACTTGACGTCGGATTCCACCATACCCAACAAGGCCATAATGTCTTTGGTCAGAATCTGATTGCGATTTTCTACGGTCAACTCGTCATTCTTCTGCCCCTTGAAAGCTTCCTGTTTGCTACCAGTAGCCGACTCCTGTTGCAGCATACGTAATTGCTGTGCAGCTGTGGGGGCTTGTGCACCATCACCAAAGTTACCATAGTCATAATCGGTTGCGTGTACATATGAAGCCATGAGCTTTACTAGATTTTTAGGAGTAGTATGCACACCTTCGATACGCGACCAAGGAGTATCATCTTCCAAGAGACGCATCTGAGTTTCATGATTAATTAAACCGCGATTTTTGTAGAGTTTGCCATATCCCGCCACCGGTACTTTGTGATCTGTGGTAGTGTTATCACGCAAAGCTTTAGAACCGCCATGCACTACATTGCTAAGTTTAATAGTGTGATGTTGACGAATTTCGGGGTCTTCGAAAGTGCGAGACATACCGGAACCATCAGTCATAACAGAAGTATCCTCATAGTCACTCTTGAAGACATTAGAAACATTATCATAAACACCAACACCACCAGGATGCTGATTTTCCCAGGAGGTTTCGAAAATCTTCAGCCGGGCCTTCACCCAATTTTGAGCACTACGAATATTCTTATACATGGTGTTAGGGTGAATAGCACCGGAAGTAGTAGAATAATCACCATCATCCTTAAAATCTATGCTACGGAATTGAGCTTCAGCTTGACGGCGATATTCTGCCCAGGGCTGTTCGGTAGACCAGCCACGAGGATCCTTATCATGAAACTGAATGTCGAAATCTTCATTCTTCCATGGCTCGGTAGTCCACCGACTACCGGCCTCGCGGATATTTAGTCTTTCACGCGCATGAGTATTACGTCGCGTTTCCTCATGGGCAAATAACGTATTAGACTCCGGCGCATAATCTTTCAGAGTTTCCCGACGATCGGTATTAATTTGATCGGGATCCTCTTCTATGTCCGTTTTTTCGTATTTTTCAGGGAAAAATTCATAACCCATGTCTCCGTACATGGCGCGACCACGACGGGAGCCCTGGTACATCTCCGTGTTAAAATGCGCGCTACTTCTTGATGCCATTTTTCACGATATATAACAGCTGTAGTATATATTTAGAAGTAAAAAAATATAACTAAGATATGTTTACTCAAAATTTAAAGAGTCTAAATATTCCTGTAATGGTGGATTATATTTTGGATCTGCCCCTGCCGCTAAAAGCTTACGAAATTGGCATTCCCATATAGAAATATACTGAAAGTACCCACTTTGTTTTAAGAGACGTTCCTTTTCTTGCGTTTTTTCTCGTAAATAGGACATAGGTTTTTTCAGTACTTTGTTATCAGAATTTGGTGGAAAACAATTAGGACAACCATGCCAATAACAACCGTGGAATTCAAAAACTGTCAGCGAATCATGATGCACGCCATCCAAGTTCAAATACCGAGAATACATGGAACTAGTTAATCCTTCGCTTTCTAAGTGTAGGGTGATTTCTCCACCATTAAGAGCGTGCTGTATATTTATTTTTTTATAGGTAGCAATCAACTCAAGCCATTGTAGGCACGCTTGAGAATAATTTGTGCGATCCTCATCGGCACATTTGCGACAACCACAACCTCTTACATGATCGCCATACCTTTGTTTAAACTGTCCATGTTTAGGACAAATGATGATAACAGGTGCACGATTATGTTCATATTTTACTAAAGAGTAATCGTAATAATTGCCATGCATTTTACGAAATTCTTCTATGATAGATGTTTGATCCAATGTTCTAGAAGTAGCTGATTTGATTTTACCACAAGATCGACATCCTCTACCAGATAAATGACTCCGTGGTACTTGTTCAAATTCCCCATGTTCGGGACAAATAATTTTAACTTTAGTGCGGGCATTGATGTAATTAACTCGGCTATAATCATACTTAGCACCATGAATGCCTCGCGCTTTAATAATCCATTCCTGAGTATCACATTGTTCAGTTCCCGCGCATTTGCGACAACCACAACCCCGCATGTGATCATGTGGTCGCTGAGTAAAAATTCCATGTATAGGGCATATTATTCTAACAGGCCATTCAGGGCCTCCATACTCAGCTTCAGAGTAATCATACTTATCACCATGCACTAGTTTGGATCTGCGAATGAATTCTTCAGTCCCCACTTGTCCCATCTATGTGAACACTTCTAATTTCAGACTTCATATTTTTCTATATAAAAATTGGCATAAATGAGCACATGCCGCATGGAAACGCGCTACGTCGATGAGACTATTTACACTCACGCCCATTCCGGAGTCTGTGTTCCGCACTACGGGGATCAGCTACTAGCTATTACTCAGGGATGTGACCAGCCCGTAACAGTGGGTGGAAGACCCCTGGCGGAAATTACTAAATTGTTTTGGAATGAAGTACCTAGACCCGCCACTATTCGTTGCGCTTGTACAGAAAACAACACCATGACACCTATTGGTATAACTTATCGCTTCTGGAGTCTGAACGTGCATGATCGATACTACGAATGCCAAAGTCGTGGTGTGAAATTTGAATTTCCCGATATAGCTACATGTTTCCATGGCCCATATGCGAAAAAGACCGCGTCAGGTAACCAAGCTGGAGGAAATTGAGTATACTCCAGAACATTTGGCGGCTGTATATAAGAAGTATCGTCTGGAATTTAAAAAAATCATAGAAAAGGAGCAGCGTGAAGCTTCTGGTCCGCGACCGGGTAGTGCGGATACGAAAATTCGTTGCCCCGCTTGTCATGCCGCGGTTGATCATGAGAACCGCCATCATGTCGCCGAAGGTTATTACCGTTGCCAACCAGCTTTTCCCCAACCACCCCAACGCTGTGATAACTGCCATGCGGTGTTAAAGTGGGGTGAGCGACATAACCGAGTGGTTTGGTCCTGCACCGCTAAAGGGCGCTGCGGCGGATGTGGAGAACGTGGGGTAGATCATTACCAAGAATCGGGATCTGGTATGGGCGGCAGCTATAATTGTAGTCGTTATGACACTTTTTGGCGCTGACTTTTCGCTTTTAGGGCTTGACAATCCAGCCACCAACAATCATTCTATTGCCCACTGTGACGACAGGTAATGCCATCCACATCTCATGTGTGTCTTTCAGAATTTGTAAAGCTTTTTTTAGATCGGCAGCCTCGTATTTACGCACATCTAGACGATCAGGAATGTTATTACCCCACTGTAGGAATTCATAGTATTTGGTGGTACGATTAAAGGGTAGCCACTTTTTCACCCCACCGCGCAGGGAAGCTACATAGAACTGTCCGTCTTGACCGCGGCGCAGATAGAATTCAGGATAGCAGTCTACCTTTTCTTTAGGACCTTTGGAGCCGGAACCCATCTCAGTGCAGACCACCTTAGGTTGTTTAGCGGCCTGTTTCTGGGCCCAAGCCTGAGCCCGTTTAAAATTTTCGGCCTCCACAAACTCCCGCCACTGTTTTCTAAATTTAGCCATATCAGCCGTATCGAAAACCTTATACCAAAACTGTGTTTTATTTTTCTTGGGCGGCATATCGTACTATACGGATTTACGCAATGTGAGTATACTGTGAAAGATAAAAAATTAAAAGTATCTAAAGCATATATTCTAGGAGAAAACAGCTTCGGCATTGTGTATGGCATTTGGAGAGGGCTAATCCTCCATAGGGGCAATTATGCCAGGAAATATGACAACTAGCACATTGAAAATGGCGAAATTCATGACAATCACACTTAGCTATGTCAGTACCATGACATTCCGGACATTGATATTCCGGGTTGGGTATTGATTGTTTCCAGATATTGATAGTGCCTAGGGTGGATTTTTGGCCTTTAGGCGTAGGAGCGCGTTTTTCACGAGCCGCCATGTTTGGCCAACTATAAACTTTATCTACGAAGATCAATTTTAGTATTTGCATTTATAGCAAATGATGTGGCGCAAACCATTATCATATTCTTGCCGTAAGGAGCCGTCAGTAGAACATTTATGCCAAGTATTACCGCAGGCTGCACAATACCAAGTACCACGCGGCCCGCAGCAACAATTCTCTCCCACGGTATGGCAATTAGGGCAGTTACGTTGCGGCCGATAAGGACGATTTTTTATCTTTTGCCAGACTTGTACTAAATGGCGCAATCGCTGCTTACGATGATAGACACCAAACATTACAGTATAACTAGATGGAGTTCATTTTTTAAATAGTGAAAAAACTGAAATCTACTAGTATGCAGTATAGTTGAAAGTAAAGATGCCAGTTTGTCCTAACTGTCAACAAAATATTCCCGATCTAACGGGACATCAAGTAGACGGTCAATTTGTTTGTAATCGCGCGTCAGTCATTTGCGAAAACTGTCTAGGCCCCGTTACCTCCTCCACCCAACATCTAGTCTACAATGAAGTAGAAGATGCCGAACGTTGGACCTGCAAGCGAGCCTATAATCCTTCGCAAGCACATATTAAGGAGCGCAAGGAGATAGATAACGAGCTGGAATGCGAGCGCCTGATACAACTTATTCGCACAGCCACTATCTACTGTACTGTTTCTTCTATTGGTAGTGAATTTTTCGATAATCTACCACCACGCACTCGTTTCTTCTATATCCGCATGGAGTGGAATGGACAGATGCAAACCATTGAAGCCGTTCTGGATGGGCTGCGAGTAACCGTAGAACCCGTAGGACCACTCCATCCTCTTTCGGTACCACATACTCTGTACTATACACGGGAAGTGAGTACTTTGACCAATAATATTATGTTGCGCACTCGGGACATTCTGAATAATCCTAAACTCATCGTTAGTATTATGCATCTAGAAAAGGTACTAAACGTTATTATTCGTAAAGGATATATCTTGATGTTCTATGATAAGACCATGGAGCTGGCCCTGGCCCGTCTGGCTCAACGCGGACAATTGAATTTTACTCCCTATCGCTAAGGTTTTACTTTTAGTATTTTTTCCCGCAACAAGTATACCATTCGCTTTGCAAACCCCATTCGCTCCGCAAACCCCATTCGCTCCGCAAACCCCATTCGCTCTGCAAACCCCATTCGCTCTGCAAACCCCATTCACTCTGCAAACCCCATTCACTCTGCAAACCCTAAGTTATGTCGGAAAAATCCCCTCTTAATCTGAAATCGCATAGTCATCCTAAAAAACACCATCCGACGCATTCCCATCATAAAAAAACATAATCCACCGGCAGTGGAAATAGTAGAAGTAATTTTAGTTACGCCCTATAAGTATGACGCGGCTAATTGTGTAATAGCCACAGAGTTTATATTTTGTGGTGAACCTATCACTAATCGCTGGTAATTATTCAAAGCTATTAAGCCCCGGAGACAAGCGACGATAATCATTTCCACCCATGTGTAATTTATACTTTTTTCCCGGATCCAGAGGCTCTACTAGTTGCGGTACATAGATTTCGGGCCAAGCGATATCAACTTGCACATCCAAGTCCGCGTTAAATGAAGCACTGGATTTTACGCTGCGCAAGAATGGTGGGCAGGGTGCTAGCATCGCTTTTGCCAAAGGCACCGTGGGTGCGGAGGAATGCATCCTAGTCGGAGCTCGTCGAGAACGAGTAACGGCGGTTATGCCTCTCTATATCTGCCCTGAGCATTGGCAGGTGGCACGTAAACGCCTGAAGTGGTGCTTAGGCTATTTAGCTACGGCAGATAAGCTGGGTTACACTTTCCAGCAGATGGTAACTGTACCTTTCCTGGTACTCTATGCGGTGGTGGAAAACTGGTTAACCCAACCTACCGAACATAATACTAAGATCATGCAGTTAGTCATGGACACCTGCGTAGCTCTGCTACGGGATTTCCAGCCTACTATTACTACAATGGCGGAATATATCGCACGTACTGATGTGCGTACAAAGGATGCCATTTCTAATAATACCCTCTATTGCGCACAACTGCTAGCTTTGACTCGGGCTTCGGACAAGTACGGAGCTGCCGAAACCCACAGCGTTACGGCCCGGCGCTTCTGCCTGGCACTTTGCGAAGAGGAGCTACGCCGGCGCTGCAAAGAGTTGGAGGATCCCGAGGTTTTTAACCTGCTGGGCGGGCCCACGGTGCATCAGCTCTACATCCAACCCTACGTGGAGGCTTTCGCTAAGGAGCAAGCACAACAAGCTCTGGAACAAACCCGTCGCATGAGCAGCGGTTTGGGCTTGCGTATTCGCCGTTTACTGTCGGAAGATGCGGCTACCACTACGGTGGTGAATACGATGGAGGGTGCCAAGCCGGCCGAGGCGGATTCTCTAGATCCTCTAAATGTTTTGGAACAGGAATATCCTCTGGAAAAAGCCTGCTCTTTACGCAACTTCGAGCGTGCCGCCGGAATATTTAACCATCACTGTCAGCCGCTAATGCGCTTCTTAGGGCAGTTACAATTAGCGCCGAATGTACCTCTGAATTTGGCGGATCTAGCTCCGGACCCTCTGCAGATCATCGCTATGCTGCTACAAAATGCGGAACATATCAAAAATATGGTACGTAGTGCTGCACTGGCCGAAGGTAAATATGTAGACTTCCTCAGCGCGGCTGACGGTGCCGTCCTGGCTCGGCAGTATCTCTACGCTCGTCTTCGCAGTATTATTAAGAATATGCGCGCCGCGGAATGTGCTACTGTCGCTGCTCGTTATGCAGCCTCCAGCAATGTTAATCGTGCCACGCTCTTTGCCCGTACCGATGATATTTATGAAGCGGCGGGTGCTCTAGAAGGCGCTATGTTAGGTACTAACTTTATGAGTTTCGCCCGTGCTCTACAGGAGGGTCCCTGTCCTCTAGCCAAAGAAAAAATAAAAATGCTCCTAACTGGACAATTCCGAGGCATCAAACTTATTAAAGATGTCAGTCGCGATGCTGTTGACGGCTACATTCGTTGGCATCCCTGCAAGCAAAACCGCAATCGCTTAATGCGTGCAGCCAATATCACTTTGTCGGAGTTTGATGAGTTAAGAACTCCCTAATTTGCTCTCGCTGTTCTGGCGTAAATATAATTTTTTTGTGCTGCCACAGTTTGTCCGGTAGATTGTCTTCAATGGTACGACAGAAATCATAGATACAATCCATGATTTTCTTTGGATGTACCCCCGTGATGCGTTGAAACTCTTCATCGTTAAGATTACTGCGGTTAAGACGTAGCGCTAACCACAAAATACTAGCAGCTACTTGAATAGTATGATAACGCAGTAAACCACCAAAGAGAGAAACGCAACAGAGCGCCGTAACGCTCTGTTTAAGATTACGTTGTGGTACGGCCCGCAAATAGATACGCAGAAACATACTAGGCGTAGGAATCTGCGTGTTGAAATTAATACGTCGCAAAATTTTCCATTCCGCGGCTACCGTAACTTTATTTTGAGAATCATCAGCCGGATCATCTATATCGGCAATGCGGCGATAGAAGTTATTAGCCGCTTCGATGTAGGGATCGGTTTTGTAATTCTGCGAAGGACAGTTCCACTCATCACTAGGGAGTTGATTCAGCAAAAATACCACAGTGTAGAGACGATCCATGTTAGCATCTTTAGCCCGACTCTCCAACAGCCAGAGATACAGATCATCACGATCCAAATAGGCTGTCCAGGGTCGCTGACGTTCGCCCAACATACGTAGATTTCGACTATCCATGCTTTCGTTGTCCGGAAGTTTCTTCCTGTCACCAAAGTAGTCATAACTCAGCAGTTGATGGGCGTAAGGACGCTTGTTATAGTCAAACTTCATCATGTCGGTCAGGAGCTTTTTAGTAGGTGGTAACAAATTCCGACGAGATAGAATCTGAATGCCATCATTTCCCGGTTTGTCAAAAAGATCCTTCTCGCGATCCAAGAGTTCTTTTTCCGAATCATGGGTTAGTACGGGGCTAAGATTGATCATGTGTAGCATAGTACAGGCGGCAGCCCAAATATCCACACGGTAATCATATTGCTCTTCCTTGAGCAGTTCTGGAGCGCGATACCAAAGCTTCTGCACTTCCGGCTCTAAAAATACATCACTACCTAAAGCACCAACATATCGTGTTAAACTGAAATCACAAATGACGATATTGTTGGTATCTGTAACCATCATATTTTTGGGGCAGATGTCGCGATGAATAAATCCATTAGAATGCATATAGTCCAAAGCCAGCAAAATATCGCGCATCCACTCCCTAATTTGATCACTGGGTACAGTGTCTCCCTGTTTTTTACAGAGGTCTAATTTATCATACAGGCTTTGCTGGTAATAGGGCATAACGAAATTAATATCACCTTCAAAGCTATAACATTCTACCAAAGTCATGACGTTAGGATGGTGGAGATTGCGAAAAATATTCATCTCGTTAAGGATATGTTTAATAACGCCTTCATTAGTGCTTTCCCGCGACCGTTTGAGTGCCACCACTTGCTGATCACTGCGCCGCACAGCTTTATATACTTTACTATAAGTGCCTTCACCTATCCTATCTTCCGAATCATAAGTATAGGTTAGAGTAGGGTCAACATTTTCTTGCCACATCACTTTCCGTTCCTTACGCGAATGTGGACGTACACACTTTAAGATACTAGTACATAATTTCATTTTTTATGAGAAAAATGAACCGCGGCGGCGGAAAATATCTATCTCGCAGAATGTCTTACTACGAGAAATCTCACTACAACTATTATCAGGTGTTCTATACTGATGAAATAAATAATGTAGCACCGCGAGTTATTGCGGCTTCCACGGATCGCGAACGTGCACGAGCTCGGCTCATTCGAGATGCTGCTGACCGCCTAGGTGTGCTGCAGACAAATTGCGCGGAAGCCCTGTACTACATCAAGCAGATGCCCGGAGTGGAAGTGGTTGATGACGGTAAAGATTTGCAAATTTATACGCGAAAATTTACTTATGTTTTGACGCGCACGCGTATGAAGTTGCGTGCTGGACCATGTGCTAAACTTTAAATTTTGATGTGGAAACTCTATAAAATATAATATCCTCAGGGGATACATAAAAGAAATTTTTTGAGTAACTGAATTTTTTAGGTATCATACCAAAAGGCTTAAGTCTAATAGTGCTTGTCAATTAAAAAATGAAAAATCTCTACTTATATACTCATGGACATTGTCAAAGTACTACAAGCAGCTAATGAGAAAGCTTGCGCAGAGTTAATTAAGCAGGTGCACGAAGTTATCAAACAACATCCCGATGGAAGAGTTTTACAAATGTTCTTACAAGATGCTAAACTTGTAGATTCTATAGAAAGCCCAGGAGTTAAAACTACAGATGTAGCAGTAAGTGCTGGACAATCTAAACCACTACAATTATATGATTTAAGTTCTGATTTTGGTAAGTCGAAGCTATTAAATGATGGTCAGATACCTGGAATTAAGAATTTTGCACAAGTAATCAATGATGCTGAACTGCGTAGATTGCTCATACCCTATTATAATCAACCGGACGAAGTTTTACGAGAAGAACATATCAATCTACTGAAAAAGCTGATGATCGAAGTATTGCGCCGTAGAGGTATTACTGTTCCTGAAGCATGCATTATGCAAACCGCTAATGATGGAGAAGTTATTATTTTACAAGTAAAAGATAGTCAGGTATCGGATAAAGAAAACAGGGAATTTGTAGAAGAAGTTATAGAAGAATTGAAAAAAGAAAAGAATAACGCTCGCATTGTAATTAATATTAAGGCAGGAATGGAAACAACAAGATATAGTAACAGTAGTAGTATATATCCTCTTCCGTCCGGAACGCCTGCTATTCTCAATCATATTGTAAAGATCATACCAGGAGTAACTAATAGTCAACCTATCATAATTAATAATACTTACAACATCAATGTGCAGGATAACAGTTCAACATTTATTAATAGTAACCATAACACTGTAAATAATAAAAACAGCCAGACGATTATGCCTGGAGCATCCCTCGAAGATTTTATACTACATTTGCGCAAAGAGAGACCAGTATGGACTGACGGAAGAGACTATATGACAGCCAGTGAATTAGCCGATAAATATGAAGAATTCTCTGGAAAGCCTGTAAGCGCAGTAAGCTTAGGTATGATGTTATCACGCCGTTATCCTGAATGCAAAAAACAACGTAAGATCGATATTAGTAAGCTGCTATCAGGTTCCGCAAAATAATAATAAAACTCTACAATAGGAAAACCAAAGGTAATCTTTCTACCTTGTATTAACATGGTTTATAAACGCAACTATGATGACATATTGTGCACCTTTTAGCACCTACAGGGTGTATAAGTACCTTACAATACACCCTGCATCCTAGTAATGTTAACTAGGAATATTCATATTATTACTTTGCACCTTTTTTGTAACCTTGCACCTACCTGTATTTACATATATATTTCTTTATTTTTCGACGCTTATAAAAATTTGACGAATTTTCATGGACCGATTTTTGTAATGAAATTTGAAGATAACCACTTGACATTATATTAACAAACACTATGCCGGAGTATATTTATCTCATTCGAGAGCGTGAATTTTTACGGCTAAATGAAAATGTTTATAAAGTCGGTCGTACAAAAAACGATCCCAACACTAGATTGAGTGGTTATCCTAAAGGAAGCGAAGTTTTATTGTTTGAAATGGTTTACGATGCAGTTAAAATGGAGCGTGAAATTTTACAAAAATGCCGAGAACGTTTTCAGCATATGGAAGAATATGGTGCGGAATATTTCTCTGGCGATGTTAATGAAATAATACAAGTGATTAAAGAAATAACCACTACAGAAAAAGTACAGTTTAAAGAAAGATTTGAAGTTTTGGTAGAGGATGTTAAGCTTTTACAAAA